CAGTTAAGACAGTAAGGGAGACCCATGCAGATTTTACATGCATAGTAACCCTCTCGAGTACAATCCTTGATCAAAGACAGTTTGTGGACATTCGAAACGCTATTAAAGCGTCCCTCGTTGAACCATTGGCTGCTTATGACCTTGTGATGACCGAAATAGGGCAGAATACCAAACGAATTATGTTTGGAGGTCTCCTACTATCCTCAGCTAACTTCACTATTGAAGCCGATCTTAAGGATCTTAGTAAAGAACCAGTAAATGATGCGAGCTGATAACAACAACCCCACGTGGTAGTGGAACTACCTATGCTCTCCTCTGCACATCCTATAAAGGAGTACTGAAATGGTCAATATGTCGACCGAAGAGAAGGGTGTTCTTTTGCGACGTGGTAGGGTTATTGGTGTTCCTCGTAATATCAGTCTGCCTTTTATCCGACTTGTTATCAAATGGGTTGAGGCGTCTGGTATCGAGTGGACAGTTGATAGATTGAAGCAGGTCAAGACCGATTTCCTTCGAAAGAAGGCTGGTTTAACACCTACTTCACAGTGGATTCGTAAGTCTTCATCTCAGACGAAGGTCTTTGGTGGGACTATAGGATCTCTTGAGACTTATGCCTCTCGAGGTTCTTTTCAGTTTGAGCGCGTTCTTGCGCTGCTGAACGTTTACACTGCTTTCCTGTCTCCTCAGGTAACTGAGAATCAGGCAAGAAAGTTCTTCACTGGTGTCACGGCGAAAGCTTGTGACATTCCATCCGATGTGGCAGAAGCAGTCACATTAGGATTTAGGCTGTCTGGTCTTCGTCCCATCAAAGGGAAGCTTTCGAAGGCTAGACCATTGCTGACTTACTTCGCATCCCCTTCAAAGAGAGCTCCGCTACCTCACGGTAGTGTCTCAGAAGTTGAAGGAGTCGTGGATAGTTTACGATACCTAGGACTTACAAGTTCTGGTATTCGTCTCTACCATGACTTTCTGGACCTCTTTGACCCCGTACTAAAGGGTCTAGAACCAGAACGTGATGCTGTGCAGTTTCCGTTTACTCTAGGTGGAGCTAAAAGCTCTCGAGAGCCCGCGGATGATGGTACCCTGTTTGTAGGCCAAATTGGCCTCATTCAAGAACCTGGCTATAAGCTTCGTGCTGTAGCCAACCCTGGTCGTGTTTTCCAAAGAGTATTAGAGCCGTTAGGCTCAAAATTGTTTTCTCTTCTGAATACACTTCCTTGGGACTGCACTTATCAGCAAAGTAAAGCTGACAGTACGTTAATGCAAGCACTTTCTCAGAATAGAGAAGTATTTTCTGTAGACCTTTCTGGGGCCACAGATTACTTTCCTCTTGATCTTCAGAAGATAGCCTTAAAAACGCTGCTTCCTGATGCCACTGATGTGGATCTCTTTATGAGAATATCTAGAGGTAGATGGCGGTTGCCTCACGGCATTCCTAAATCTACTCTTTCTGAATTCGATCTATCCAGTGATATTACCTGGAACCGTGGGCAGCCACTTGGGTTATACCCGAGTTTCGCTTCCTTCGCCCTTACACATGGACTCCTTTTACAGGGTCTGTTAGGTAAGGTCTGGGATAATGAATTCTTTATCCTGGGTGATGATGTTGTCATCTTAGATCGATCACTGTACATGAAGTACCGTGAAGTACTTGCTCGCCTTGGTTGTCCTGTTTCAGAATCGAAAACTCTGAACTCGACAAAGGTAGCTGAGTTTCGATCAGTGGTTTACACCATTGATCGAATGATACCTCAGTTTAAGTGGAGACATATATCTGATGAGTCTTTTCTTGATCTCGTTAAGAATATGCCTTACATTTATCCTCTATTGCGTCCGAAGCAACGAACCGTTGTTAGGCTCATTTCAGGATTACCGGAATCATTGGGTGGTCTTGGTTGGAATCCGAAAGGACTCTCACTTGACACTCGGCTTGCGCCGTTTATGCCCATGATCCTTGGCGATTATGTTGCTCGCGATAGGGTAACAGGCTACACAGGCCACATACGTGAGTTGCTTTATTCAAGCCACTTAAGTATAGAAGCCACAGCACTTCAGCATTCCGAAAGGAGTGATTTAGTGCCCGCTCTCGACCTGAGAGCGCGTAGTCTTGTCTATTCTATTCTTTCACCGGCTCTTGAGCCGATGTATGAACAGCTTGGACGAAACCTAGATGTGGTGGTCGAGGGAAACCTCGATATACCTATTCCAGGAGTTCAGGTTGGCCGAGTAACAACATTAACACGCTGGGAATCAACTCTAAAGCACCTTGGTCTG